GCATCGACTAGAAACTTTGTCATTGTATCTCACCTCTCTGCCCACGCATGATTTTAGGTACACGCTGTGTCTCCAGCATTGTGTTCAAACAAATACTCGCAGCGGTGTGCGTAATTTGCTTCATGTGTTCATCATTTTTTAAACACGACTTATTTAAAGCGGCTATGCACTCGCTCATTGTAGCCACTACAGCTACGTCAAAATCAACTTCTGTCATATATATCCTATGGGTTTGGTTTAATATTAAACTAATATTTATTTGATGAATTTTTTCTCACTATTGAAGTGAACAATTCGATGACAATTGGCACAAAGTAAGTGGCATTTGTCTGCTTCTTTTTTGATGGCTTCCCACTTTCTACCCATATTACGTTGGGATAAAGGGAAGTTCTTTTGCTTTGGGTCTTTGTGATGAAAGTCAAAGGCGACGTATTGTGGTGATGTCTTGCACCTCTCACATACGCCGCCCTTATAAGCGACTAAATCACGCCTACGCTTGTTGCGTTTACTTCTTTGATTGTCAGTGGGTGTCTGCCCATGTCTGACCCTGCTTGTATTCACCCGTGAGCGGGCATCGCAGTTCGTAGTATTCCCCAGCAAGTTCAAAAGATTTGACTGCTTCTCGTCCGACAATATCGGCTAACTCCTTTTTGCATATGACTTGGATTTCGTCATGGACATGCGCCACAAGGGCGTAGTCCTTTCCAAATTCGTAGCCCATGCGGGTTAAGTTTTCGTAAAATATGACTGTTGCTCTCTTGGCTAGGATTGCCCCAGCTGATTGCAACAAAAAGTTTAAGGAACTATGTTCAGACCTACATGGTGGAAGTTTACGCCCATCCAATCCAGTTAATGAACCCTTTGTTTTAATGCTATGTATTACTGCTTGGCGCAGCATCTTGATAGCTGGGATGGCCTTCATGAACTTATTAATAAGTTTTTTACCTTCCGTCTCACTACCTCCGACAATAGAACCAATCTTTGCAGCACCTGCCCCATAAATAAGCGCATACCCGAACTGTTTTCCACTGGCTCTGTCAGGTAAACCAGCTGCTTTTTGATTCATTGTATGCACGTCACCAGAGGAAACCTCATTGGCATAGATACCATCATCATATTTAGCCATATAGTGAGCTAAACATACTAATTCTAAAGATGATAAGTCTGCACCAACTAGCGCATAACCCTCTGGTGCATAGAATAATGCACGGCATTCTTTGCCATAAGGCGCACGTACACTGGGTGTTTGGGAAACATTTGGCCTATTGTGTGTGCAGCGGAAGGTTGCAGTGCCTGATCTAACCACCTGACCATGCATTTTTCCGTTACGCACTAGCTTGAGCCAGGCATTTTGCCCAGTTGCGAGCTGTCCTATGCGTTTATTTAAGAGAAGAAACTCACATAAAAGCTCTGCTTCTTTATAATCGAGCTGTTTTAGAACGTCTTCATCCACTTTAGGCTTACCACTTGTAGTATATTCAGTGGGTTTCCAACCATGTATGACCTTCAATCTGTCTGCAATATGGTCACGAGAGGCTGGGTTAAAAACAATGCCCTTCACTTTGAACGTCATCACACCCTTCTCATAGCCCCGTGTTTTATTATTAACTTTAGGTATAAACGGTGTGCGTATTTCCCATGGCGGGAATGCTTCTTGGAGTTGAGCCTCTAAGATTGCCTTACGAGTTTGTAACTTCGCCAAAAGTTTATCTGCAGCTGCTACATCAAAGTGAAACCCATGGGCTTCTTGCTTGCGAATAATAGCTGCAAATTCATGCTCAAGTAACACACTCTCTGGTGTCGGTTTTTTACTTAAAATTTTATCATAGAGCGTAAGGTTTGAATAAATATCACCCTCACAATAGGTCTGCATTTCTTTCGACCAATGCTCCCAACCAGCTTCATAAGTGATTTTGTGAGTGCCTAATCTATGCCCCCACGCTGCCAAAGAATGTGAGCCAATAAGTTTTCTTGGAAACTCAGCATTTTTCTTTATGTAGTTGAAGTCGTTTTGCTTTAAATCTGACCACACGAGACGGGATAAAATTAGTGTATCGTGTAGCTCTCCAAGGTATGTGAAACCATAAACTTTAAACAAAGCTGGCAGGTCAAAGCCTTGGATATTATGACCAATGAGTAATTCTGCGTTGCCTAATATTTCAAGGCCATCTTTTATTGATGTGTATCCTGGTTGGTCAGCACAAGATAACATCTCTTTTGTGTCGACATCTAGCATAACCAATGAGTGACAAACATCAAGTTCATCTAATAAACCATTGGTTTCTATGTCAAATAATATACGTTTCAAATAGCTGTCCCTCTCGACTAGCAGTTAAAAATCTTCTGTGGTTTCAGTCTCATCCTCAAATGTTTTTGGGTCTTCAACCTCAGTCATACGCCCTGTTTCTTTGTTGTAATGAACGTAACAGCCCACGCCTGTTTCCCCCGTAAACCTGTTCTTTAGGACACGGATTGTAGAAACATTTGGGGTGTCAGATTGTTGGTCACGCTCAACGCCCAAACAGATGTCACTCAGCTGTGCTATAGCTGCACTTCCTCTAAGTGAATTTAGGTTGGTTTCGAGGCCATTTTCCCAACCTCTATCGCCTGACGGACGCTTCAAATGTGATACGAGAATGAGGCCAAGACCTGTCTCTTCACACAGTGAACGCAGCTGGGTCATTATAGAATCAATTGCCTTGCGTTCATCATGATGTTCTTGATTACTAACGACTATTGATAAATGGTCTAAAACGACCCAGCCTACGCCACATGCCTTGGATAAATAGCGCACTCGATTTAACAGGTTATCCGTCGCCATTGACCCAAAGTGGTCATAAAGAAACACACGTCCACTTCCAACGGTTTCGTCAAAAGCTATACGCAGTTCCCCTTCCGTCACGCCTTCTCTGGCAATATGCAGCGGTTTGTTCATGGATAATCCCATGAGCGAAAGAGCGGTGCGCTTCGTGTTTTCCTCAAGAGCAATGTAACCAATGCTCTCTCCACGTTTTAAGAGTTCATAACTTATCTCTCGACACACTTGGCTCTTACCGACACCAGACCCTGCAGTGATTGTGACTAATTCACCCCGCCTCATGCCTAATGTTTTCTCGTTTAGTTTTGCAAATGGGTAATCAATAGAGGGAATTACATCGTCTTTAATGATGTCATCCCACATATTTTTGCCATCTATTATCCCATCAGGGCGATAGACTTTGGCATCCCACATGGCATTTATTAGTTCGCCATGCCTTTTTGCAACGAGCATTTCGTTGGCATCTTTCATTGGCAAGGTGCATATATATGCTTTTCCAACAGATAATACGGATGCAACTTCTTGGGCAGCTTTGCGCCCTGCTTCATCCATATCAAAGCATATGACCACTTTGTCATAGCTCTCACAGAACTCTAATGAGTTTGCGACAGCCTTCTTTGCACCCGCTGCGCCAGTTCCAACGCTCACGACAGGAAACTTATTGCCCTGGACTTGGCTCATAGAGAGTGCGTCTATCTCGCCTTCAGTAATGACAAGCATTTTGCCACCCTTATTGCGAAATAGATGCTGACCAAAGAGGCCAGCTTTCTTTGTATCTCCGATAAATTTGAATTGTTTATCTTTGAAACGAAGTTTTTGTGCGACTGGTGTGCCTGTACTATCACGGTAAGTTGCAATTTGTACGGCTTCGCCATGGTAGTCGCCTAATGAGTACCCATATTTTCGGCATGTTTCTTCAGTAATGCCACGCCTTGGTAAGGCTTGTGCTTCCCCAAAAGGAAGTAAATCTTGATTCATTCGTGTTCCACTTGGCTTTACATCCCCATCACCTCTGGTTCTGGTGGTGCATGAAAAACAGTAAGTATGCCCATCGCTATAGATGGCTCTGGCATCAGAGCTACCGCACGACGGGCATGGTTCTTTGCGTAGATACTCGCTATCCAGCAAGTGAATAGACCGCATAACGTGAACCGCTTGGTGCAGTTCTGCGTGTACTTACGATGTCATTACCTCGTTTTTTCAAATCATAGATAACAGCAGCTAAACGCCAGATGTTATAGTTTGATTGCGCCTCAAGTGGTGAGATTGAGCCGTAGTTTTCAAGATGGTATTTTACTTTTTGCAATTGTGTCATTGTCAAAATTCCTTGTTGTTAGGTGTAAATAGAAAGACCCACCAAATGGTGGGCCTATAGTTTAAATTGTTGGAATGATTTCATCGGTTTCATACCAATGACCTGCATCAAAGTTTGGGCAGGTCTTACCCTTTTCAAAATCAATATGTCCTTTGACAGTCGCAGTGGGGAATTCTTCAGCGATTAGTTTATCTATTGTCTCTCGCAAGACATCCATCTGCTTGTCAGTATAGTTGATTTCTGGATTGGGGTTGTCTTGGCGCATACCTCCGATAAGGCATATACCCACAGTAAATTTATTTTTTCTGCGAACATGTGCGCCAGCTCTATGTAAAGGTCGTCCAAACTCAAGAATACCATTACGCCTTATTACGAAATGATAACCACACCCTAGAAATCCACGTTCACGATGTAAGCGGTCAATCTCTCTTGCGCCTATATCCATAGATGGGGGTGTAATTGAGCAGTGGACGACGATATATTTAACGTCTTCCTTATTCATTGAGCCAACTTTCTGGCACTAATCCTTTGGCGTATTTGAAGCCATGCTTCTCACACCATTTGCCATATGTTGTTGATGATTGTTTTGAAATTTTGGTATTCGGGTTGGAGAAAACCATACGAATATCAAGGTGAGGATGCTGCGCTTTGACGAGCAACATCTTTTGGCGGTCTGCGGTAACAAACCTGCCCTTACTTTCTACTACGATTACTGTACCACTCTTGGTGGTGATGTAGAAATCTGGTGTGTAATGTGCAGTGCGTGTTGGTACTTGGTATGCAAGCCTATGCTGTTCATACTCAAAATCTACACCTCTGCTATGAAGGTCTGAGGCCAGACTTTCTTCTAAGCCTGACCTCCATCCATTCTTAATTGCTCTTGCTCGTAGTGCAGAACGGGCAGCTGATACCCTTCCAGTTTTAGAAGTCAGCTGCGGTGTCCAATTCGTCTGATGTAAAGGTGTCAGTCACTGGGGCTTTTTCCTCAGCTTTGAACCCATCTTCATCATCAAACATTGAAACAACATTGCCATTCATTGGTGAGACAAGGTTTAAGATTTGTACTGCTTGTGGTCTAAGAGCCAGACCAAAAGACTTATTAGTAGACATTGCATAAGGCCATACAGTGGCAGCTATCTTTACGTCTGAGCCGCCTCCGATGACTGCATCTGTAGGTGTACGAGACGCATCTACAATAGCAATTTTCATGTCTATTGTTCGTCCATCGTTGGTGTGTATCTTCGCCCTCTGCTTAAATTTAAACAGATATTAACCTGTAAGATTACCTTGGTCGTCTATCTCTTCTTCATAAGGGGAAGAGACTGAGAAACGAGCCAACTTAGGGTCACGCTTTACAGATGCATCTTTGTAATTCTTTAAGATTTCATCTAATTGTTTGATAAGAGGAGCAGCTTCTTCTGCTTCTACTTTCAATGACACCTTATATTCACCATCTGCGTTAAACTTGGTGTCAGGTCTGTTGAGCCATGGGTAAACACATGTTGCTCTTGGTGTTACGATTTTAATTTTTTGTTGAGCCATATAGCTTCCTTATTGATATTTTTGAATGTCCACACCTGCTTCAAGTAGTTTGGTAAGAGTATCTATTGGGACGGGATGTCCATATTTTATTAGGTACTCAGCAAGGTGGATGTGTATTGTTATTGGTGGTTGCGCCATAGAAATCCTTTCACTAGCTATGGTGCAACCTTTGAAATCACTTCAAAAGTGAATACGTTTACGCAAAGAAAAATTCACTGTTTCTTACGTCTGTCAAATCCAGTGACCCCTTTGCTGGTGGTGTTGGTAAGACTGTATCTGTCAGCTGTTGCGTCTGCAGACGGAACGTCTCAAGTGGGTCATTGTTTACATAGAGGTCAATGAATGCTTCACGCAAACATGCACTCAGCATAGGAATGTCACTTGCATGGCATCCAAAGCTGTCATGTATCATCGCAAAATGAGTGACACCATTATAACGTGCTAAGTTTACTGTCATTCTTAGGTGACAGCTATCGTTGGCATGTACCCAGTTCGGACTGATACCGTTGGATTGCTTCTTTCTATCCATCTTCCCTATCTTGTCTTCTCTTAGACTTAGATAGACCATCTTGTCGCCCAGCTTGGTCTTGATGCGTCTGCGCTTTGTATCAGGATAGCTTTGCATAACAGGAAACCCATCAATAGTTGTCCAGGATATAGGCAAGTTCTCAGTCGCTAAGATACGTGCGCAATCTTGTAACCATGCCATACCATCCTTAGCTGCAATCACAGTTTCATTGATGCTATCCCAAATATGTTTTGCCAAATAGAGTGATGCTTCAAACTCCAATCCATCAAGTGGTGATGTATATGATAGGTCTTCTTGCTTACGTTTCATATCTGTTTCAGCAATATATTCAGCTATAAACCCCTTTCCTGAGAATAATGTAGACCCATAAACCCTGCACATTGTCATGCGCTTGGCAGCTTTGCGAGATAACCCATAGTTTAAACATGCTTGCGCAATATTATCTTTTTCGCCTCCTAAATCAGCTGTGATTTTGACTATCGCAAGGTCGATGACCTTTTGGTAAATGTCCTCTGGTTCATTAGATGGCATAAGATTTACCGCTTGTCCCCCAACAGGGTCACGCAGAGCTGCAGAGAAGTGTTGTAAGCCTGAGCATGACCCATCTTTAGCGATTGGGATATGGGAAATATGCTCTAGCCCATGACGTTGGAAGCCATTCCATTCATAACAGAACGCAAGAAAACACCACGGGTCGTCGGCTTCTTTTGCCCACCACAAGTCTGCCAATGGGTCAGTTGCAACTTCAAGTATGCGCTGCGTATTCTCTTCAACCCAATTGATGCGTTCATCCATGCTACATTTATCATACCCAAAGCAGTTTGCACCGTGAACAGCCAACTCATAGGCTGCATCATTAGACCCAAGTGGCTTACCTGCTGAGAATTCAAGCAATCCTTTTGCCAATGAGTTGCCTTGTGGGTTGAGATACATAGGAGCTGGATACGCCCTACCCCTAAAATCCATTGTATGTGGAAAATAAATAGCCTCATATTTTTCAAACCGACCTGCAATAGATGCAATCTTAGCTGTCATAAGACGCTTAGATTTCAATGCTAGGTTCTCTTCATAAACAGCTTTGGCTTTTTTCTTCCATATTTTAAATTTTAGCTTCTCATCATCATTTAAATCACTTGAATCACGGTCTTTGGCAAGTGGTGATGGTGGTAATGGTATATCCTCTCTGCTTGGCAACCCAGCAACGGGTAAGTTAAGGTCAAATATTTGATTAAATGTATCCAATACAAAACTGTTTACACGCCAGGGTGTGCGTTGAATTGTATTGATGGCATCATAAACATCAGTCATTTCTTGTGTATTACCCTGTAAATCCTCAAGGTAATTACGACTTTGCATATTTCCACGCACCTTAATGAATGGAAGTTGTGGTGTATAATATGTGAGATAACCTCCACTGCTTGGTGATGTCCAATCTTTTGGTGGAACAACCATTGGGACATGTATTGGGTTCAGCATTCCAGCAATATCTTTGTTGTTTTCGATGAACTCAACGACAGCATCCGTTGCTTTAAGATGGATGTCAGTTTTATTTTTAGCTCTAACAACACGAACTTCCTCAACAAAACCAGTGGCCTCTACAAATATAGAAATCATTTTCATGCCCAAATGTAGCTTGTCTTGCTTCGACCATGTTTCCCATTGCTCACAATAGCGATTGTAAGCTGCCACAAGTGTTTGTCGTTTGCGTTTGCGAGTGGTGTCTGTTTCGGCTTGTATCTTTTTGAAGAGCCATGGGTGTTGTGCATCAAAGGATTGATACCGTAATTCATCTTCACATGCCTGTCCTATTTTTAAGGCTACGTCTTGGATGCGTGTATTGGTAACAATTCTATCTATTATGACACGGCACGTAAGGTATGCCACGACATCTGCATTGAGTTTCTCAATGTATTTATAGGCAATGCCAGCATTCATAGCTTTGCCTTTTTTAACCGCTTTCATATGTTTGTTTATGATTTCGGACATTGGTTCGATGGCTCTTTTTATAAGAGCTGTTCCAAAATATGTGGATGATTGGTCACCACGTTGAATTTTTGTATTGAGTTCCTGTTCAAACCGCTGGATGGTTGCGGCCCTGCTCTGCTTCTCAATTATTTCTTGGGCAATATATAGGTCTGTATTCATG